CCAACATCACCATAAAATGGCCTTTGAAAAATATTATTAATTAAAACAACTCCAAAACTGGTTTGTATTCCAGATAAAGTTGTTCCATTTGTTTTCAAATTAAATTGATTTTCGGTACTATCAAATAGGTCTGAAATATCATCAATAATGTAATTTGTATTATAATTTAATCGATAAAATACTCTTCCAGTAAAAGTTGATTTTGATGTCAATGATCCAATTCCTGTTGGACCATAAGGAGCATCGGAAAAATAAATTGTACCATCTTTTATTATATAATCTCCAGACAATACGGTAACTGCTGCACCAACAGTATGTGCGGATGCGACAGAACCCATATAACTTCTGATGACATTGAGAGAATTAGTTGTCCCAACACCAACTAGATTTACTTTAAATATTTCGTTTTCTATTTTTAATAATGATTTTCCTTGAATTTTTGAAATATCATTTAAATAAATTGTTGTTGTGGTCAATCCAACTTGAGTGGATAATCCTACTGATATATCTTTTCTGGATAATGGGCTTTGAATTATATTGTCAACAGTAATTAAACATCTACTTGTAGCCAATTCAGATTCAACAGAAAGACTATGTTGTGTTCCAATACCAGAAGAAGTAAATGTTATTGCTATTCCAGAAGATGCTTCGGACGATCCTATTGCTAGTTTAATCGTATCTTTAGATATTTTAATAGCATACACATTAGATGGCAATATAGTTGTTGTTCCAACACCAACTACTGTTGCTGTTGTGATTCCAATTGGTGTTCCTCCATTTGGAGAATATTTCAATATCTCACCAGTGTTAAATTCATGATCAGAAATTGTTATTAATGATAAAGATGTTGTTATTCCAGAAGAGTTAAAAATTTTATACAATAATGTATTTCCATTATTGTATAAACTAAATGAAGTCAATCCAACAATTTGACCACCAAGAGTAGTTGTTATTCCTGTAAATTGTGAACTAATATCATCAATTTCTAAAGCTTTATTTGTTCTTGATTCATTATAGTCTGCAATAATTTTAGAATCAAATTTAATTATTTTTGATAAAGATTGATTGCTAGTATCTTCGGAAGCAAGATCATAATACAATCTATCATTCACTGAAGCTAAACTTGATACTTCAACATTTAAATCAATTTGTGAATCAGTTGATTTTACAGAAGATGATTTTCCAATACCATTTAGTATTTCTAAATTAGAAAAGTTTTTAAATCCAGAGGTATGAGTCAAACTATTGACTGATTCTTTCCATACATCATAATCAACTTCTCCTTTTATGGAATATGAAAATCTTTGATAATAATCACTATCTTGAATTCTTTGATTGTCAAAATTTAATTTTCCTTTATCTGTATTCCAGTTTTTATCTTTTTTGACAATTGAATTGACATTTAAATCAAAATCAAATGAATATGTAGAATCAATACTTGATTTATAATTTCCTATTGATCCTTTTATTTGACCATCTTCATTAAATTTTCCATCAACATTAATAACCTTTAACGTCTGTGTTTCTGAATCCCAACCATTTCTGGAAACATATGCGGTTGTATTATCGATCAATTGAGTTATTTTTTCTCCTTCTAGAAAATTAATTTTTTCAAATTCTGTATTAAATGTTGGCAAATCATTTACTTTTATGACTCTACCAAAAGTTTTTGTTAAATCAAATAATCCACCAGTATTACCAAGACCAGAAATTGAATAACTGACATATTCTGAACCAGAAACTGTATTAATTCCAGTGATTGTAAAATATTTGTAATTATAATCACTGGAATTATATCCATCGGATGAATCAGTTATTAATACATTTTCTACAAAAATTTTATCATCAATATTAAATGGAAATTCTGTGAATCCCAAAAGAGGTGCTTTCAGATACAAAGTATTAAGTTTAAAACTTGATGTTGCATTAATAATACCAACTCCATTTGAATTATTGATTGGTAAAATTCTAATGTCATTTGTCAACCCACTATCATTTGAAATAATTTCTATTTTTGACACAGAACTTCCTTGTAATGAAGTTTTTGTTAAAATTGATGAATTTCCAACAGCAATAACATTTGGTGGAGAAGTATAATTTTTACCACCAGTAGTAATTCCAATTGTTTTTAATTTATATACATTTTTTAATTTTAAAATCGTATATGTATCTGCTTTTGGGGTTAATGTTTTATTATTTGAAAATTCAAGACCTTGATTTATAACTCTAACATCTTTTATGCTTCCAATATCATTAGATTCAATTGAAAGAACTCCATCAGTTCCTTCGGATGATCGTATGGAAGATATTTGAGGTATTTTTTGTAAATTTAATCCAAAATTAATTGTTTTTATTGAAAATATTTTTCCTTTTGTATTTTGAGAATCTGTTGAGTAATATGCAGTCGAAAAACCAGATGCATTATATGATGTTGTCTCTGGTGCTTCAACTAAAGTAAAATTAAATGAAGTTGATCCAACTCCAGAAATAATATGAGATCCATTATATATTGATTCTTTTACTTCTATTAATGAATAATTTTCAACGTCAGTATTTGTTGATGATGGATAAGTATCAGTAAACTTTATATCTTTTCCTTCAATTCTATAAAAGAATTGATTTTCAATTGAATCACCAATGGAAACATTTATTCTTGATGAAGGATTTGAATCTCCAATTGTTCCATATTTTCTTATTAAAGTTGAATTGTATTCTGATTTGAACTGATTATCATAATAAAATTTAATATCATATCCAGACAAACTAGTATCTGATACTGCTATAGAAACATTATTTCCTTTATAAAAAGTTAACTTTGGATTGATTAATGATAAATTGTGAGTTCCTGATCCATACGAAGAAATTCCAATATAATCATAATCTAGTTTAGAAGCATTGTATGAATTTGATGCTAGTTTAATAGAAGAATTTGATGTCTTTATGACATAATAAATTTGATTATTTGTAAGAGGTGTAATTGGATTTGCTGCAGTGTATACTACCACATCTCCAGTTTTATAGTTATGGTTATTAATTGTTATTGTAGAATTTGCAGTTCCAACACCAACTGCTGTCGATGCAAATGAAACTGGATCGACAACTAATTTTTTTATAACGTTATTGAATTTAAAATTAAAAGATTGATTTAATTTTGGTAATATATTTAAATTTATATTATCACCTACCATCAAATCAATTGATTCGTCAACAGTTACTGTAACATTTACTTTTTTGGAATTCCCTGTTACTTGATTTTTGGTGGATTCGAAATTATGATTTGTTCCTGTATATGAAACAAAATAAACATAGGAAGTTGTAAATCCAACTTTTTCTGTGGAAATTCCAATATATTCATCACTAATTTTAACACAATATAAATTTTGAAAATCATTTAATCTAAATGTTGGAGTAAGAGAATTATTTTTTGATGCAATTATTGTAGAACCTATAGAAGTGTAAGAAATCAAATCTCCAGTATTAAATTTATGATTTGGTAAATATATTGATCTTGGTGAGACAGATTTTACAATATCATTACTTCCAGAAGTTGCTACAATAACATTAGTATAACTGTTGCCAATTCCAATAGAAGTATTTGGATTAAAATAATATGAATAATTTGTTTCAATATTTGATGGTATTGATGAATTATTATTAAATGTAAATGATTTTGGCAATAAACGAACTAGGCTTGTTGCTGTGTGTGCTGATCCAACTGTATTGTTGTATGCCCTTTGAACTCTATATCTGTTATTATAATCATCAAGATTCAAAATTAATAATTGTTCGGATTCAATCTGTATAATATTGTTTGGTGTAAAATTACCATTTGAAGTTGGGTCTGAAATTGAAATAAATGTAGTAATTCCAGTAGTGCTTGTGTTTCCAATAGAAACGGATAGTGATGCAACTATTGCCGAAACTTCAATTGTTTTTAACCCTTCTGTATTTTTGTATAATGCCGATGAAATTCCAGAAATTTCAACAATGTCTCCATCTACAAAATTGTGAGGAATTGTGCTGAATGCAGTAACTTTTTTATCTAAAAATGAAAATACAAGATTGTTATTTGTAATTTCAGAAGATGCAATTGATACAATATTTTTTCCTAAAACTTCCTTTACGCTGGAATTAACATTTGGAGCATTTGAAAATACTACATCATCTCCAACTTTATAATCAAAACCACCATTTTTGATACTAATTGTAGAAATTCCAGATTTTTTTGTAAGAATTACTTCCAAATCAACATTAGAATTAAAATTATCATCAAAGAAAGGATATTTTTTATATTTCTCTGATATTCCCTGTGGTGTAATATTTCTTTTATATTCTCCTGTGTTTAAATATGAATCTGATTGAGTTTTTAATACATCATAATTGAATAAATCGGTTGCATTGTGATGATTAAATGTTATATATGGAAATACTGGATTTTTATTTACATCTAAAGTTGAAAAATAAGCATAGGTTCCATTTGGAAAATCAGAATTAACAATAAATCTTCCATTGTGCTCATCAAGATCTCCACTATCATTAAAATTATAATCTTCAACAAAATATCCATCTGGATATGATGGTCTTAATGTATTATCATTAATTGGATCTAATGTATATCCCGAAACAATCCTTTTCAATCCACCAGTCCCAGAAGAATCTGCAATGCTCTTTGCATTTCCATATGGTCCATAAATTGGATTGCCGTCATATGCCCAACCTATAATTGGTGAGTGCGAATTGAGTTCATCCAATTCTTCAAATGTATTTTCATCTAAATTATCATTTAAAATTTTACGAATTTCTTTTGTTGCATAATATGAACCTATTTTATTTTCTTTAAATCTTGCTTCAGATGGAATTTGTAAAGTTCCTTTATATATTTCTGTTTCTAAAATATTTTTATATTTTTCTACTGCGTTTATTGACCATTTTTGAATTTCAGCATTAAAAAATGCGCCAGATCCACGAGGGGTTACTTTTATTGTAGTATTATTTTTAGAATACCCCTTTCCACCACTTATGATATCAATTGATGTTATTTGCCCACCAGAAATATTTGCTTTCAATTCTGCATAATTTCCAGAACCAATTACTTCTAAAATTGGTGGAGTTGTATATTCAGATCCTTTGTTTACAATATAAACATCCGAAATTTCTCCATTATCATTTACAATTGCTTCAATTGAAGCATTTTTTCCAGTTTGAAGAGTTACTTCTGGCCTTCTTATTAAGTTTATGATATTTGCAACACCATAACCAATGCCACCTTTTCTCAAAAATACATTTTCAACTTTACCACTCACAGTAGCATATGCAGTTGCAGTATAATATGACGGAATTGTTGTTGATGAAATACCAGTATTTCCAAAAATACTTACAGTTATTGGTGGATAATTGAATGTATGTGTTCCTACTCCAATATTAGTTAAATTTGTATAAATTTTGTTGTCATAATCTGTATTGCTTACACTTGAAGCAGTTCCAGCATAACTTAATTTAAATTTATTTTCATCTATTACTGTCACTTTATAATAATTTGAAGTTGACAATCCAGATATTGTAGTACCATCAACAGAATATGTTAGTACGTCACCATTTTTATAATTATGATTTATTGCAAAAATATAATCATCATAAGTGTTTATACCAACAAAAGTTTTAAATATATCTTTTTTCTCTGAAGGTGGATATGCAATAGAATCAACTACTACTTTTTTATTTGAATATGTACTTCCTGGATTTTGAATTGAAATTCTATCAATAATATTTTTAAATTTTGAAGACTTAAAAGTGTGTGTTTGGTTTCCAAAAGATATAAAATCTATAAGATTTGTTTTTGTTAATGCATTTTCTTTTGATGCTGCAATAGAAAATGATTTATTATCAGTTTTTGAAATATAATAAAATGTATTATTTGTTAAACGAGATGTTGTAAATCCAACATTTGTACTTCCAATTCCAATTGGAAGACCAGAAGAAGTATAAATTACTTCTTCCCCATCAAAAAATTTGTGATCATCATCTAAATTAATTGAATTTGAAATTAAATTAACTTTAAAATCAGAGAAAGACACAAAATGTTGATATGAGGTCATTTTTGCTTCAGCAACACAACCAGATCCATTACCTCCTGATATTTTTACTATTGGCAAATCAATATAATCAAATCCAGGATTTTCTAAAATTATTTCTTCAATACTTCCAGATAAATGTGGATATGCTTCTGCTCCAGATCCAGATGAATCTAAAATTGAAATAGTTGCAGGATTTACGACATCATAATTTGATCCATTTTCTAAAACATTAATTTTTTGTAATTGTCCATAGAATACAGAATCATTTGAGATTGGGGAATGCAATTCCACACCATTCAAAGAAACTCCAATTGGACCATATAATAGTGAATTGTTTGTATTTTTTTCTGGATTTTTTAAAATTCTTTTAAAATTATCTTGATTTTTTAAATTATTTCCATAAAGATCTGCTAGTGTAATTGTATTTGTACTATCTCCAGATCCATTAAAATTTAAAAAATTATTTGAATATATGTTCAATCTACTTAAAGATAATTGGATAGAATTATCGTTCAATTTATTTACATAATAATAACCAGATGATATGCCAGTTATATCCGAAGATGCTTCTAGATAAATTTTATCTCCAGTAATGAATCTATGAGAACTAATATTAATTGCACCTGAAGATGCAGAGTTTGAAGTAAACGTTTTTGATCTGTTAGTTGTTTCTAATGCACTATATGATGGATAACCAGAAAATGCAATATAAGTATTTTTATCTTCATCAATAAATGAATTTTGAATATCTGCAAGAAGACTATTTAAATTTAAATTACTAGAAACAAAATTTAAATTTTTCTTAACATAATATTCTGTATTACTATCTAAAGATCCTGTTGCAATTTTAAATTGAGTAGAATTTAATACACTAGAAACTTCAGAAGAACTTACTGTTGTTGAATTTGTTAATTTGTTGATAATATCTACACTATTTCCTTTTTGTAGAAAATGTGGAGATTTTGTTGTTATTGTATTTGACGCTGCATCTACAGATTGAGTTTCTACGTATGAAATATTATTATGAAACCAAGTAGAAAACTTTTTATCATCTAATGAAGTTTTCTCGCCAATATATTTTAATTTGATTTTATCACCAGGAAGAAAATATTTTGTATTATCAACTCCAGTAGAAATGTCTGAAATTGTACCAACAACCCTCATTCTGCATATTAAGTTTATATCGTTATTTTCATAACCATAAACAAAATTATCATCTATAATAGGTGTATTTTCATTTAATGGAGTTGTAAGTTCACTACAACCAAAAAATTGATTATGAGATTTTGATGTGTATTCAATTTGAGTGTATGTATTATTTTCTTCATTCAAATAATAAAAATTACCAGAATCTTTAAATCCAATAGTGGAATCTACAGTAACGATATCGGAAGATGGTGTACTTCCAATTACTTTAGTCTTATTGCTAATTAAAAAATTTCCATTAACAGTAGATTTTGGAAAACTGATTTTATGATATCTTTTATTTCCCAAATAAACATCTTCCACATTTGATATTGCTCCACTTGCAGTAGGAAAATCAAAAGAATTTTGATATAGGGTAGTTTCTTTAAGATTGGTTGGATTTCCATTTAAAGATTCTACTATCATTTCATCAACACTTATCCATTCTGCTTCTGATGGAGATATTGTATTGTCAAATGGTTTTATAATTTGGACATTTTTTCCAAATAAAATTTTAAATAGAATTTTGATAGCACTATCAGTTCCCTTTGAACTATAAAAATCTTTTGCTCTAGTTAAAATATTTTCAACAGATACTCCAGGAGCAAAAGATCTATTTTCAAATCCAGGTAAAAATTGATATTTGTATTTTTTGAAAAATTCTTGTACAAATATAGAACTTAAATTACTAACTAACGATCCAGAGAAGTGCTCTTCTGCATCAGTTGAACTAAAAGTTAAAAATTCTGGATTGCCTTCAGTTTCGATTTGGGAAATACCACTAAAACCACGAATACAACCAGTAAAAGAATTTGTTGTAATTCCAGTATAAGTGATAATTTCATTATTAACTTTCAATAACCCATATTTTGAAGGAAATCCAATAGTTGTGTTTACATTAATTGTATCATCAAATGCCAATACATCAGAAGTTAAACTTATAGAAATTGTGGATAATCCAACATTGCTATAAGTATCAATATGCTTATACGAAGGGATATTTTCTGCTAGATTTACAATAGAATATTCAAATTCTTGAGAAATATAATATTGATTTAAAAATTCTCTAAATAAAGGATTTTCTTCATTCAGAAATTCTGGAATTTGATTCTCAACAATATTTGAAATTTTAACTTTGTTTTCTAACATCTTTATCTCGTATACTTTTTATTGCTTGTGTAACTAGAAGGTGGAACGTAGGAATTTCCAGATTTGTTGGACCCAGAAGATATGGGATCTTCTATAAGATTTAGTAAACTATTACTTGTAGTATCTAGAACAATATAAAGATTTTCTTTTGCAATAATGTCATTTGAATCTGGAATAACTTCAACTTCAATTCCAACAGAAGATGATGTGGATGTAATAGTTAAAGGATATAATATAATTTCTCCTCTTTCATAGTTTACTGCTCCTGCATTATCATTAATAAAGTTTGGAGATCCATTAATTAAGGTAAAAAATTTAATTTTTCCTTTTTTTCCTGTAGGATCATCTGGAAGATCAGTCAAATAAACATCACCATCCACTCCACTTATTCTAAATGATGTTGAACGGATGTTGAATCCATAGATATCTGCGTGAAATTTATTCACAAAACATAATTCATAATTGGCAAGCACATTATATGCAGGAGAAAGATTTCTTCTCATTTTTAAAAGAGTAATATTTGAAGTTATACCCTTGTCTACGTTATCAATTAATGAAATCATCTTACTATATTTAATTCTTCCACCAAATGAGTTAATATCGGAAGATTTTGAATACAAATTAATCGTTGATTGTATTCTTGTGTATAAATTTTCTTTATTTGATACAAAACTTGGATCATATGATACTGTTGAATCATATTCTACGTACAAATATTTTAAATCAATAAATTCTTGTTTAATTCCTGCTACTGTATACTTTTTTAAATTATTTTTGATTGAATTTTTTGTAACATCGGAGAGAATTTCACCATTTTTTGGTTTAATTGTAATGTAAACTTTACCATATTGTGGAGGATCAAGTTCTTCTCCACCATATGCACTCACCGAATCAACATTTGAGTATAAAAATGGAATTAGACTCGTATAATCATTGGACGTAACTGCCCTGTATTGCGATGCGTAGACCCTTGGAGCAAGATATTTGATCGTATCTATGGATTCAATACCATCTCCGTTTTCGGACGATTGTAGGGTAGTAAGAAGAGATATGCCAGAAGTAACTGGTTTATCAATTCCGTTCTCTACATAGGATAAATTACCAGAAAATGTGAAATTTGCACTACCATTACCATCAATTCCGTTTGTTACAATGTATGACGCGGTAATTGTACTACCATTTTCTGGATTTTTGCCAAAAGTGTTATCACCAAACAAAATTTGATACTTTTCATCATCAATTTCTTGAATTAAAAAGATTTTTGAGTTTGATTCTACTGTAAAAATATTTGTATAGAGCTCATAATTTTCTGTTGTGGTGCCAGTAACAGAAACTCTAACTGTTGAAGTGTCAATATTTGCATTTGGTAAGATATATTTTGCATTTCCTTGTGAATTATCTACATTAAACGTCTTTCTTAAAAATGTCCCTTCATAAATCTCAACATTATTAAATGTTGCAATCCCATTACCATCTGGAGTAACAGAAATGTCCTCTGGAATTGAAAAAATATAGTTTCCACCTTGAACTGACCCTAAAGCAACTACGCCAGCATTTAATTTTACTAATCTTGTATTAATATTACTAACATCTACGCTAAAACTAATCTTTGCTTTTGCAGATTTAACAGATCTTGGCACATAACCAATATTTCTTGCCAAAGAAACTACATTTTCTCTTAATGTGGAGCTATCAATGAATGACTCATTGATAGCCATATTAGTATTATATGATGTAATGTAACTATTATAAGCAAGAAGATCAATTAAAACTGAAAAATTGGATCCTTCAAAGTCAAAATCAGTAAAATTGGGATTTGCTCTCAGATAATCTTTAATCTGAGTTCTTAAATCATTAAAATCTAAATTTGTAAACTGATTGAAGGACATTATACTCTTGTTGGTTGTAAGATGAATTCTATATTTTGTGTCGGAAATGGTAACCCAACAATATCATAAGAAATATTGATGTTTAAATCATTTGTATCTTCTGGTTCGTCAATAAAAACAGTTCTCAATTTTATTCTAGGTTCAAAATTATTCAACAATGATGTAATTTCTTCTTGTAAAAATGAACTTATGCCTGAATTTTGCAACTCAAACATTGAATTTTCTACTGATGTTCCCAACAAATCATTAAAAAATCTTTCACCAAGACGAGTTCTGACCAAATTTATAACAGATTTTTTAATTGCGTCCTCATTTTTGAGTGCAATCACATCATTCGTAACTGGATGCCTCGCAAAAGACAAACTAATGTCCTTAAAACTACGAGAAATTGTTACTGCCATTCATCTTTCTATACTTTAATATATCTATAATACTTTTTTACCAGTTTTTTCCGTAAACTGGTTCAGTTCCATACTCCCAATCATCATAATCTTCATCATTTCTAATCTTTTCATGAAGATCAGTTTGTTTTGTTAGATCATGCTTTGGTGCTTGATCATTCATAAACTCTTGAATCACTCTTGTTGTGGGTTTTTGCTCATAATCTGTAACTAACTTTGTAGTTCCCCACATCTGCCTCATATAATTTGAATTTCTATCTATTGGTAAATTAGACATTTTAACTCCTGATTGTAAAATCAGAACTTTTTGAGGGGTTCCTATCCCTTATTTCTATCTATACTATTTTATCTTTCAACCAAAAAAATGCCCAGTCATTACACCTAAAGGTAATGACTGGGCATTTATAATTTAATTTAAATAGTTTATCGTCCTTGTCCTCTATACTTCTTACGTGCTACATTACGACTCGTAGCACTATGTTTTGTATTACGTCCATCTCCTTGCCGAGTATTCTTTGGAGTACTTTCAATTTGTAGATCCTTCCGACTTTGTTGCGCCATTTTTTTAATTCTCCATCTAACGGTTTTATAAAAGGGTTTTTACAATATTCAAAAACATCAAAAATGCTTCTACAAGACTTTCAAAAAACCTCATAGAAGCATTTTATCATATCACATCATTCTAAGTCAACTCAAATAATTCGCATCTTCTCGTGTCCAACACGAATTCTTGGATCACACCAAATCTCAAATCCAGCATCCTTCGCATCAAGACAGAATGAGACATCCTCGCCACACATGTCCTGTACTTCACCACTCTCAAATTGTTGCATCTTTGGTGCAAACCAAGGATACTCCAAACTCTCAAATACTCCCTTCTTAATCAATACCCATCCAAATCCTGTGTAATCAACTGTAAATGGTTTGCGACGTTTGCTCATCGTATCACCATTCTCATGATTCATGACTCCACCATTAGTTCTGAAATCATCTTCCTCTAACCAATGTGCAACAGATGTGGTGTGACCGTCTTCGGTCATATACCAACCAGCAGCAATATCTTTATCCATTGCTACAAGACGATAAAACTTCTCTGTATCAAATACAATATCACTATCAATCCATAACTGATAATCATACTGCAACTTTCCATCCCATGGAACTTGCTTTGGTCCCCTTAATACATTTGCTCCAAGTACCTTACATCTCGCAAAATTAACCATACTTGAATAATCTTGTGAAATCTGAATACTTGCTCCACTCTGTACTAAATCAAAACATAATTGTACAAAGTTCTTCAAATACGTGTAAGATACTCCTCGTCCTGGTAAACAAAATACCACAGACTTTCCACGAATCATTTCTTTTGCTGCCTCTAAATTAAAATCATTCTCTGATGTTACTTTAGGTGCTACTGTCTTAACCGTAAATCCTTTAGCCATAAAATTTTTCACCGTACATTTGATATTATACCACTACAATTTATTCATTGCAAGGTACTTCGTTGCTATTTAGAACTACTGTGATGTCCTCGTTTCCTCCCCCACTTGTCCATACAAGTCCTCTGATTAATTTCAGACTCTCTTGTAAATCTTCCTGGGAAATTTGCTCAATTACATTCACACCCCGAACTGAAATATTATAAGTATTCATCCTCTTCTATCTTTTGGAATAAGTCCTCCACATCCTTCCTTAAACTATCATTGATAATTAACACCTTATCCGTATCTAACCGATGTCGAATTGTCTCCAATAATACATCTTTCTCGTAATCATCAAATTCAAATTTCATAACTCTTATGCAATTTTACCTTTTGTTTTTATATAGCATTTTAACCTTTTACCAAAAAAATTTTTAGGAAAATTTTTTTATTTTTATTCATAATCCCTCGGACGCTTTCAAAGGTTTGTAGGTTAGGGTAGTTTGCCTTTTTAGCTTTAGGGGGGGCATCGGTTAGGTATAAGAATACAACAACACAATATATAACTGTCAAACAGTGCTGTTTAATAAGAATAGACGAACAATGACGAATACTTATATTCAGTACTGTGTGTTGTTATAACGAACTATATGGGGGGTGTCCAATATAACGAAGAGGACGATATAAGTGCTTATGTAACACTGTCAGATTCAAATAACGAAACTATACGGGGGGTATGCAATAAGGACGAAGTGTGTATGAGTTATAAGATAGTGGGGTTATAGGTTAGTACACAGTACTGTGTACAACGAATATTATAGCACAGGACGAACAGAATAGCAAACTGTATGGGGGGTGTCCTAATTGAGGGACTGTTGTATTGTCATACTCTCACATACTATAACGAACATATGCTTATACTGTGCTGTATGACGAACTGCTATAACGAACTCTTATGTATACCGAATAGTTTTCCACAAGTTTTGAATAGTTTTCCACAGTTTCTTATAAGTTTTCCACAGGTTTTGTATTAACGACTGCTTATATCCTCAATAAATGAATCTAATAACTCAACGGCATCATAACCTTCTTCTGCCTTTCTGTCTAATACATCACATAAAATCGTAATCTGTCGGTATAAAGGCACTCTCATTCTTTCCGTTGGTCCTAGATTCTTATACTTTTGGGGCCTCATTAGTTTTGTCCCGAAACTAGGGTTATTTAGGGGGGGTTTCGGGACATAACTATAATGTCCTTCAAAAGTATTATAAACACTAGGTTTTTTGTCAAGATGTGCTGTGCCAGTCCTATAAGGGTCTGTGAGGTGCTTGACAATTTCTGCGAATCATGGTAGACTGCGGGCCTAGACCCATAAAAATCAAGACCTTTATGAAGTGTTAACACATGAATTAGAAGACCTAACACACTATAAAGTAACTAATATATAGCACCACACAAAACACGCATATACATTCTTTAATACATTTAATTTAATTATGAAATATAACGTAATTGTGTTCTAATTGATAATCTATGCTTATGAGCATAAGGAATAGAGTAGAGAAATAGTCTCAGTATCGCACATTAGATGAAGCACTAATCAGTTCATTTTGAATATCAAGGACTTCATATTCATCATCACATCTATCCATATCTACATAATCAAACTCATTCAGGTTGATTGTATTATCAGTGTAGATAGGAGCATACATTAGATCATTATCTTCATCTAGTGTATAAGCACAACCGTGATCTTCTTTGTGTAGGATAAGCATGTTAGTTTCAGTAAAGGATGTAAGTTTAAGACCAAGGAAGAGTTATCAATTCATCATAAGCAAATATTTCTCCATCATCAACTCGTGCTTCATTTTTATAACAATAACATGCCTTAATGTTAGATACTACTGCTCGTTCATCACCATCACTATCCGTATAAAATACAAGAACATCACAATACTTATTACGATCATAAGTAAGGATTTTACATTTGCGAACTGGTGCTAATGTATCATCAGTATCGTTGATATCATTATAGATGTTGTGAATTGGATAATCAGTGAAAGCATCAAACATTGTAAGACTAGTTCTTTTGTGAAGTGATGATAGCATAAGCAATTAGAATCAAATCATTTCCATTTTGTGCTTTGGATAAGAGATTGAACTTTTCTTTCTTTTTCATACGTTGTTTCCGAACTCTTTTTGAAGTTGTTGATACATTTTGAATCGTTCTTGCCTTTCTTTACCGTGCATCATTTCATATAATTCTTTATCAATTTCACGCATCACATAACTGAATTCCTCATAACTAGCATTGTGGTAATTATCTGATTTCTTATTAATATACAAATACATCACTTGTTTTTCTTCATTATCACACCAACAAATCTCAATCTCATAACCACCATCTTCATCTTCATTCGTACTCCAAGTATAACCAAGTTTTTCAACTTTGGAGATGAGTTGAAGAAGTTCGTTTGCGGTAATAGTCATTTCAGTTTTGTTGACAGAGTTTAATAGCATCAGTGATGGAAGTAGTTAGATACTTACAAACACCATCTTTATCAACAATAGCATAAACAAGTTGTTGAGTTTGAATGTCGTAAGTGAAACGAGTTGTCATTGTGTTTTGAGTGAGTGAGAAAGATCAGTTATCTTTATCAGGAAATATAGCTTCTACCACACCATCTACAAATCCAATCAAACAAGATTCAATCATCAATGAACAGAACACTTTATCTTTCAAAAGTTCTTGAATAAATTGGTTCTTTGAATTTGATTGAAAGTTTGCTTCTTGAATGATTTTTTGAAACTCACTCATTTGCCTTTGTTTGTCTGTCCCCTTATCATAGCACCTTTTGGGGTGGTTGTCAAGGGGTCTACGGTTCTTCTACCTATCAGCATCCCTGATGGGTATGCTTACCGTTCAGAGTGATTGAATGATCCACTTCTGAATGAAAATCATATCACCAAAAGTAAGATGAGTTTTACCATCGTAAATATCTCTCCAGTATTGAACTCCTTGTGGAGTATTGGCAAAACCAAATGAAATGTTAAGATAAGAAATATCTCCATTTAGAACTTCCTTGGCACGAGAAACACTAAAATTACCAGGAACTGGAATCTCGGCAGGAAATACTTTCACTACATCATACTCGGATTCCTGAGAGTAGTTATACTGACTTCCATCCTTATCATAAGTATTACCTCCAATAACATAATAAGTATATACACCACACTTAGATTCGTAATAATCAAACTGACCATTGCGAAGTTGAACTAATTGACCCATAATACAAGTTGAAAGATCAATTTGTTCTGCCTTTTCTTCTTGTTTGAGACGTTCAACTTCTGCTTGAAGTTCTTGAATCTTGTTTTCCAGTTCTTGATAGTTTTTCATTGAGGAAGAAGACATAGTTTTATATCGTGATTGTTTAATTACGTTTTGTTCAATTTGATCAAGAAGTTTACTCATTGAGTTCAAACACGGGAAAGAGCATCTTTTTTTTGCTTGGGATTGTGATTTTGCTTCACCCAAGAAGACTTGTTCTTTTGATTGAACTGTGAAGGTAGTTTAGTTTTACCTTGCACTTCATTCACAAGAGAAATAAGATTGAGAAAGAAATACTTTTCCATCTTTTGTGAAGTCGTCATTTGCTTTGTTGTTTGTGTGTTTGTGAAGATTAAACTAATTCTCAGTGATAGTATTTTTAGATACGACCAGACAGAATCCTATCTGCAAGAGTTTCAAGTTTTTCTTGATACTTTGCAACTTCTTTTTGCTTTTTACGCATCGCATCAGTCATCACACGACCTTCGGCAATAAGTTGCTTGACTCGGGCACGACGGGAAACAAGTTGTGCATTAGTCATTTTGATTCTAATAAAGATTGGGACTCGGGTGGGACTTGCTCCCTCCACTCCTTAAGAATACCACATTTTCAGGTCTGTGCCCGTTTACTGTGCCAGTTCAACAACTGGCACACCGTATCATTGGACTCATGTGGGACAGGTTATAATGCCTCTCGATAAAAGAACGAACAGGATAAGGAATACACCTGCTCCAGTTCCAAGAATACGTGCAATCATTTTACATCAAATAGGTTCAGGTGTATAGCATAGAATCAAAATCACAATCACCGTTTGGGTCAAAACAAACGATTTCAAATTTGTATGCTTTCATAATCAGATTAGGATAGAATATTGGAGGAAGGAGAATCACCACAATAAGTTCTTACAGAATACTCATCCTGATACTTTTGAGCACACTCCCGATACTCTTTAAGTGCCTCGTTGTATCGGTTGAACTTGATGGTATCTTCAATATGATTAAACAAGTATACAGTTCCCATAATGGTAAACATTGCAAAACTAAATGTGCCAGCAAGCACTCCAGCAAACGTCAATAGTTCTTTTGCTTCTTTGTCCATAGTCAGTTATAAGTGCAGAGTTGAGTCATACGACTGTATTGAATGCCTTCAGACCATTTTCCTCCAGCATTCATACAGGATTGTTTGTTTGGAATAACAGAGTTGCCTGTGACAACACCTACACACCGCACAGAGCACGTTGAGTAGAACCTGTTGCCTGACGATTCAAAGAAACACCAGCACCAACATTTGACCCAACAGCAGCACCTTCACCACTTGCTCCATTCATTTTACGACCACGACCAAATCGCATCGTAGAGAGTTTATCACTCACTGCTTGCTTATCATCATGCACCCGACCCTCTGCTTCTTTCATTTCCATCAACCGCAGTGCTACCTTATCAGCAAATGCCTTACGGAAGTTAAGTTTGAAACTACGAGATACACTTCCACCAGTCAGGTTAGAAAGAATCTTCTCTGCTTGATGTGCAACTTCTGCTTCTTTCTCCATTACTTGATTCAAGTAATCGAAATACAGTTTCACTTGAATCTGTTGTGCATCACTACCAATGATTTGTAGTGATTGTACATCACCATTCTTCATATATGCTTTTGCATCATAAAATTTTGCAATCGCATTTACAAGAATAATTATAGCGGCATTTTTGCGTTTGAAGGTAGCAAAAGACTCATCATAAACCTGAGTTTCAGTTGCTTCGGTGATAGTAACACCATACTGTTTGCAAAGTTTATCAATCATCTTTGCAGCAGCATCTGCTTCACCATCAAAAGAAGTTCCTTCCTGAAGTTTCAGGATAGACTGAATCTTGGAGATGACTTGTGAACGGTCCATGTTAAAAGAATAAAGATTGAGACTCGGGTGGGACTTGCTCCCTCCACTCCTTAAGAATACCACATTTTCAGGTCTGTGCCCGTTTACTGTGCCAGTGGTATGGGTGGCACACCGACTACACCAACTCATACATTAGATAAAGAATGATACTTAGTTAGTTTATTCACAATATCAGCATCACTTTTTACATTAGACTTTCGGAACTTTGGCATATTGAAATGCTTTGATATAAGTTCCATCTTTTCGTCTCTTATACAAAATATAGCATATCGTGAGTTATGATATATTCCGTAGGACCAATCTTCCTTAGCATCTAATGAGATTTTAATGAACTTGGAACTACTTTCTCCTAAAGAACTTTCATCAATATAAACATAAGGGAAGAGATTGTTGATGTTCACTTACTTTCCTTTGCTTGTGTCTTCTTATTATAGCAGGTTCTAGGGTGCTTTGGGGGCATACTGTGCCAGTTCAACAAGTGGCACAGGGAGCATACTTATTCATAAGATAACAGACATAATCATCAGGAGCATCACCTAAATCCTTACCCTCAGGAACTATTTCTACATAATCACCAAACTTTGCGAGTTTCCTTCCAGCATCATCATTATCACAGACGGCAACAATAGGACGATTTAGAAGTTGCAACCAGTTCTTATAATCCTTAGGTGGATTATTACATAGAGAAGCAAGAGCAGATTGTCCAAGATTTGTCATACGAGCAGAATCAAAGATACCCTCAGTAAGATAGACAACACCATTTGATTGATAAAGACTTTCAACACCCCATACAACTACAGTCGGTTGATTCTTATTTCTGTAGGTGTAGTATTTGCCCTCCAATTTAGAATTGAAGATTTTCTTATCTCCTAATGGATTATATTGTTGATATCCCACAAGTTGACCTGAGAGGTTCCAACAATAGAATGTTGCGATATTTAGTTCCTCATCTAGAACTGGTTGATGTAGTTCAAGGTTTAGGTGTCTTTGTTTTAGATGTTCTTTGAGGTTCATAATAATTCATTACATACTTAATAACCTCTTCCAATTCTCCAGATTCTTCATCTTCTACTACATCAACTCTTGGTGTAAGTCCTTGAATCTTATATCCTTCAATTTTTGGTGTAAGTCCTTGAATCTTATATCCTTCAATTTTTGTGAATGTTTCTGAAACACAATAATCTCCTTCTAGTTCTGCTTGACTAGCAAAATTGAGAAACAAGTTGTAGTCATAGGCATCAAAGTCTTTTGAAGGAATTATCTTGTTCACATCAAACCGAACAACAGTGGGAGATGTTGCGAGTTCCTCAATACATTTACGGAAAGAAGAGTTATCCATAATAATTTACTTTTTGAGGTGGTGGTTTTTATCTAAAGTTTCAATATCATCATCGAAAAGTAATACTAGGAGAAGAATTACTACGAATGGAGAAAGGCAAATAAGAGCAAACATAATAAGTTACTTTTTGAGAGTTGGCATCAGACGCAAACCATCACGGAAGATGGCATCTTGTAAAGAATTAAGAGAAAAAACTTGAAAAAGAAGTTTCATAGTTCCCACACTATCTGCGGAAAACATTTTTTCCAATTCTTCCCGAATACGCTCAACAGAAACTTTCATTAGCATTTCAGCAGCAAAATTGCTATTGATTGCCCGAAAAGTTTCCCGTTCAAGAGTAAACCCACTTTTGGTTACAACAAACCTCAGTGCTCGCATAACCCTTAGACCATCTTCTGCAATGCGGTCATTAGGATTACCCACAAACCGAATAAGACGGTTATCAAGGTCTTCACGACCACCAAATGGGTCAATCAGTTCATCATCCAGAATTGCCATTGCATTAACAGTAAAATCCCGTCGTTGCAAATCATCCATCAGAGTTCCAGGTAGAACAAAATCAGGACGACGACCATCACTACTCGGACCATCCTTACGGGCAAGCACGAAATCAGCAACAGTAGTGCGTTCTTTCAGTGGATGACCATCAGGGACTTGTGCCCGAACAGTGAAGAACTCAGGAGTTTCCAAGAATACTTTGAAACCACACCATTTTAGATGCCTTACAAGATTATTGAAGGCATCTTCGGCACTACGATGAAACTCAAGGTTTCTGGGAATAGCAACGAAATCAACATCCTTGGAATCTACACCAAGAAACTTGTCTCGGACTGCTCCGCCAACTTCTGCGAATTGGAACATTTGAATCTCTATAAAGAACTGAGGCCCAGAGCCCCTCCACCCCTTAAGAATACCACATTTTCAGGTCTGTGCCGGTTTAGTGTGCCACTAGAAGAAGTGGCACATCTCAACACTAGACTCACGCACAGATGGCATAGAGTTTATTGAACTCATAATCACCACCATTACTCTCAACTGCCCGATAAACAATCACTTTTTCACCAGACAGTTCAACACTCCAATCAAGTGCATCTTCTTTTGCTTCATCAATATCATCATACCATTGAGCATCAATCAAATCAAGAGAAACAGGGCAGGAAAGAAACATTAGAATCAGTGATAAATGAATTAAATCCACAGAGGGAGATTCAAATCTCCCTCATAATCAAACAGTAGCAAAAGGATTAGCAAGTTGTGGAATCGTATTGAACTCTACAACCTCATAAGGAATAGGCACATTATTCAAATACTCATTTACTTCAAGATTCATCTCAATACGATTGAGAAATGTCTTGGATTGTGTTTTACCTTGAAACGTGAGAGTTTTTAGAAACCACTCTTTGGATACATCACCCATTGGTGTTTTGATTGGATAAAAATCAACCACCATTGAACCAGTTTTAGATTGAAGTTTCATAAATCAGAATTGAGTGTTGAACACATAACCATTAGCACTGAAAACATCATCCAGATTATCAAATGTTGCTTCCCAATCAACTTCCACAAAACTTGGAACTTCTACACAATACACATCAGAAGTGTATTGTTCAGCATAATCTGCTTTGGAATCATATTGACCCCGATAAGAATATTCAAAGTTGGATTGTGTGAAAACATGAAGACCAAACTCTTCAATGAAAGCATCTACGGCATCGTAAGAATACTCTTCACCAACAACAACATAAACCTCATAATATGTGCGGAAATTTTCTTCAGAGTTTGCGTCAATGAACTCTATAATATCTTCCAGAGCATAAGAATCTTCTAGCAGTTCTTCAATTTTATCCACAGTTTCCTGCGAATAGACTTCTTTGTAACTCATAGTGAAAGGAACAGACATCGGTTTTCTTTTGATTACTCCGTAATCATAGCACGGGTTTAGGTCGTTTTGGGGATTATATGAACAGTGCTACAAGTGGCACATCTCATCAGTAAGTAGGAAACCTACTGGTTGGTCCATACTCACTAACATAATCAGGAAAAGCATCAATCAATCGTTGCTTATTTTGACTATCAGCACTTTGAAAAGCATTTGATAGAGCAACAACAAATGACCCACCATATGCTTTCATACGGCAAATCATTTCATAAACTTCGGTGTCAGTCATTTGAGTGGTGTTGTGTATGAGTTTATTATAGCAGGTTTTAGGGTCTGTGCCCGTTTACTGTGCCAGTGCTACAACTGGCACAGTCACAATCAAGACTCACTCATAGTTGTGCTTCAATGAGATTCGCAATGCCATTGAAACTATAACCTGAATCATTTATGTTTGAGAGTTCATCTGTATAATACCAATTATCTTCATCTTCATTATCCTCAACATCAACTCGCACATTAGGATTAGGAGTTTTTAGATCTGCCCAATTCATTACAGATTCAGGTAGAAACTCACTGTGTTCATCAAAATACCAATAGTCTTGATGTTGAAGATTTATTTCATCATTTCCTCTAAACTCCCATTGCGTATTGTGTTCTTGTGAATAAAGGTCACACAGAACACCAAGACAACAATAACCAGTCACACTGCGTAGTTTCCTACTGCCCTGCTCATACTTATCAGAACGCAGAGCATCAATCCACTTCTGCTTAACTTCGGGATTCATTTTAGTTTTCATCATTTTAATTTACAGCAAGAACAAGATTGGCAACACGGTTTTCAGGAACAAACTCCTGAAGTTTATCATGAATGAGATCTAATTTTTGAATCATATTTTGATAATAAGCAGCACATTGATGATCTCCATCATCATACACTCCTTCTTCTACAAGTTGAAGAGCAGAGATAATATCATACAACTCACCAGATGTAAATGAGATTGAAGTCATAATTGTTTGTTTAATGGAAGGGGTTTGTGCCAGCTCTACAACTGGCACATCTCAACACTAGACTCAGGTATCAGTAGGCTTTACTAAGTCTCGGAGTTGTTTTTGTTGCTCTTCGGTGAGTTCATCTCCATTAGTAGGAATATCAAACTCAGCAGGATTTGCTCCTACATCTTCTAACATAGATACAACTTCATCTTCTTCGTAATAAGAAGAAAGTCGTTCTAGAAGTGTCTCATCACCAGCATCTTCAAGATTTTCTACAATCGTTTCATATGCAAATTCAACTAGAGAATCAATATCCATTCCCTCTACAACATGCTCTGCATAGGTGCCAGCAAGTTGGTCAAACTGTTCGCGGGTAAGTGTCATTGTGTTTGTTTAATTAGGATAGAGTTTGCTTTAGAACTTCTTGAATCTCACTATCAATCAGGGCAGACAAATTTGTAATCAATAATGTCCTCTCCTTTCGCAGAATCCAGACATTCATTGATAGCATCAGGAACAAACTTGCGAGGATTAGATTCTTCATCAATCTCCACCACAAGAGTCATAAACCATCGTTTAGTAGCCATTACTGAATCTCCTTAAGTTCTGTTTCAATAGCATCAGCAATCTCCTTGTGAATGTGATCATAACCTTCTAATTCATGAAGCACAGTTTCGGCAATCTCACGACTCACATAATCGGGATTACAATCCTCATCCATTACAAATACATCTTCATTTGTGTAAATCCAGTAAGCAACAGGAGCATCATTGCCCTGCTGCTCAATCAAACGCTCAACAGATTCTTTGAGTTGTTGTAAAGTTCGTGCCATTTTGTTTAGTTAGAAAAATTGATTTCGTGCAGAAAAACCTCTGCTTCACTCAGACCTTGATTATATTTAATCAGTGCAATTTCATCATTGAGTTCTTTGATTGACACAATCTTGTAATCATTGCCCTCAATGTAATCTGGATCATTCCATACTAAAGTTGCACCGTTTTTCAATTCTTGAGTGAGTCCTTGTAGAGTTGCCATAATTAGTTGTCTCCGAAGTTGTTAGTGAGAAAGTCGTCAAGTTCAGTCAGGTCAGTATCACTCAACCGAGTGATATACTCGGTGATTACTGTTGCCAATAGGTCGGGATCTTTGAGGCAGGATTCATACAACAACTCTTCACGTTCGGAGTTGAAGTTTGGTGCTACGTTGTAGGTCATTTTGTTTAGGAAAGAATGATACGATAGTCAAGGGATTTGATACACCAACCAGTGGCACAAGTAATTTCTTCAACTAAATCATCTTCATCATCTGCCTCCCAGATTTGACCGATGGTTTCATTAGTGATTTCCTCTCTTTCGCAAGGGAGAAGTTGACGCTCACCTTCTGGTGTGAAAATGACGACATCATCATTGGTGAAATCAAACTCAATTTCAGTAACTTGAAACTTCATCAGTATTGAATGATAGGGTGGTCTACATCTAGAACATCTTGTGCATCAGTTGCAAATACAAACTCTACACCTTTTTGGTAATACTCATCTTGCCCCCAACAATCCCAAATACAAACATCCTGATTGAGTTGCTCTTCGTTGAGTTTTTGAAGTTCAGCAAGAAGTTCTTTGTAAGTCATTTGAAAGATTCAGCAATAATAGCAATGATAACAGCAATAACAATAACTAAAACTGCAAGTGAAAGACTAATCCAAATGGGAGATAATACCCACCACCAAGACCAAGTAATAACGTTAGTCAGTTTGAGACCAACAAACAATACAGTCAAAGCACCAGTGAAACTGATACCACCGGAAGATGAAGAAGATGAAGAAGACATAGTGTTAGAAGTGTTAGAAAAACGTGCTTGTTTGATTGCGTTTTGTTCAATCAGGTCAAGAAGTTTGCTCATACAATATCCAGAAGAGTGAAGAGTTCTCGTTGTGTTTGTGTGAATAGAGTATCAGGTTCAGGATAGTCATAGAGTTCTTCATGAAACTCTTTGTAGTGATACAACATATCACGCAAAGCAGTTAGTTGTTTGTCAGTCAGTGCTTCTTCAATCATTAGAACTTTCTCCAGTAAATCAGGCATTGTAAATGGCATCACGGCAGGCAGTAGAAAACTTATCAGCAACGTTTGTATAATCTTCTATACGTTGCCTCCAATAACTTTTATGATCCACAGATTCTTCTTCATACCGTTTCATCAGTGCAACAGCACTATAAAGTGCTGAAATCATTTCAGTTTCCTCATTGAAAGTAAAACCAGGAACGACTGCCATTGCTTTTCTCTTGATTACTCCGTAATCATAGCACCCCAGAGGGGTCTGTGCTCATTTACTGTGCCAGTGCCACAAGTGGCACATCCTCCACCAGTTCAATGCTAGAATCGGACATTTCCCAACTACCACACAAATCATAATCAGGTTCTTCCATAAATGCTTCTGCTTCTTCTTTTGTAGCAAAGACAACAGAAGTGTAACTGGTTTCGGTGATGTAAACAGTGTAAGGCATTACGTTTCTCTTGATTACTCCGTAATCATAGCACGGGTCAGGGGGGTTTGGTCGATTGTAGGGACAGTGCCACTTGTGGCACAGAGTATCATTGGACTCACGTTAGATTGTGTATGAACTTCTTTAATAGGTGCTTGCCCTTATCTACATCAAAACGATTGTCAAATGTAACCATCAGTTCCAAAATAAGGTCAGCATAAACTTTTGGAACTCGTATGTGTGTTGTTTCACCTGATTGTGGGAACTTCTTTGTGAAAGGCATAGTTTGTATGTGGGACAGATACAATTATCTATACACACAACTCTCCTTTCACAAAAATAGCATTCACCACGTTCTCAAGTTGCCGAGCAATCTTATCACCATAGTTGTTTTGCACAGGAACAGTGATAGTGCCGAATGGTTTGCGATAAAGTGAAAACTGACCAGCAGCAATCTTACCATCTTGAATATCCTTACGGTCATCCTTGTTCATACGGATAATCCTACCAATTGTTTGTGCCATCTCAATCACAGGAAGATTACGCAGCATAATACAATCAGTAAGTCCGTGAATGTTCATTCCTTCGGAAAGGATGGAATAATGAAACACAATGAACTTTTGTTGAGGATCATTGCCAAACTCGGTCATAATCTCAAAGAATTCCTCACGACTGACTTTCTTCTTATTCACATAAGCACCGTGCTTGGATGTAACGTGAAGCACAGCAAAACCCATATCATTGAGTTGTTGTAGCAAATCACTTTCAGTGAACATATCCCAAATTACTTTTGTGCTAGGAGCAGCAACAAGAACTTTGGGGAAACTATCATCATCCATCTCATTGAGAATACCAATAATGTTCTCTGCATCCACATAAGCAGCATTTTCTTTGGTGCGAATAGTCTTTGCTTCGTAAGTATGAATACGAGGAGGAATGATACTACCAGCATCAATCAATTCTTGTGCTGGAATAGAGATGATTTTCTCTCCATACACAGCAGTATTATTCATTGACTCTTGTGAGTTGTTGAACTTGGGAGTTGCCGTGAAGAAATAAGCATTCTCAGCATACTTGGAAGTGTGAGCAATACCAACAAAGTTGCTTGGTTTCACACAATGGTGTGCTTCATCAAAATAAACAACATCCACACTGATTTTAGCATCATTCACACGACCCAAAGAGTTATAGGTGGTGAAGATGAAGTTATGCTTACCAAATGTAAGTGCAAGTCCATTCTGCTCCACAATCACATCTGGTTTTGTAGAAGAAACGTGATGAGTTTCACCACTATGAACGTGCATATACACAATATCAAACTCACCAAGATACTCTTCAAACTCGGAGCAGAGTTGATTAGCAAGAAGAATACGAGGAGCAACAACTACAACAGTCATTGGTTCAGTTGCATTCAACAACCGTTGTTTGATGTCCTCTTTCATTACTACTGTTTTGCCTCCTCCGGTTGGAATATACACACAACCTTTGTTAT